AGAAACCTTCTCTAATATTTTAAACTCAGTAGAACCTTTAAATATTTGGCAATTTGAATTAGCGATGCCCTCGACAGGGAAAGATTATATGGTTCGCTATGGCACGGAAGCTAAAAGAGGCTTGGTGCATTTTGATAGTTTAATTTTTCCCTATATAGCGACAGCGATAAGTAAAGGGAAATGGGTATACAGCGAATATCCCGACGAACTAGAAGCTCTTTGGAAAGAGTATAACATTAAACCCAAAGAAAGGGGAACTGCATAATGAAACTAATTATTTTTGACCTAGATGGGGTTATAGCGGATACAAAAAATATACACTACGTTGCGCTTAATGAGGCGATTTCTCAAGTTGACCCCAAATACATAATAACCGAAGAAGAGCACATAGACAGATATGATGGATTAAAGACGAAAACCAAACTAAATATGCTCAGTAAAGAAAAGGGACTGCCATACGAAAAACATCAAGAGATTTACGATCTTAAGCAAAAGAAAACAGTGCAAGAGTTCTTCAACATACAAAGGGACGAGAGGATGGTAGCTATCTTCAAAGAGTTAAGGAAACTGGGATATAATTTAGGATGCTGCACTAATTGCATACGGAGGAGTGCGATATGTTGCCTTGCAAGAGTAGGGGTGATAGAATACTTCGACGTAATCATGACTAATGATGATGTAAAAAACCCCAAGCCTCATCCTGAAATTTATTGGAAGGCGATGTCCGCATTAAATTCGCTACCAGAAGAAACTCTTGCCATTGAAGATTCGCCTCAGGGTCTTCTTTCAGCCAATAGATCTGGAGCGCAGGTTCTTAGGGTTAGGGATTCAAGCGATGTTTCTTTGGGGAAAATTCTCGAAAAATTAAAAGATAATATTATTATAAACAATAAATGGAGTGATAAAAAGATGAACATATTAATTCCTATGGCTGGCGCAGGTTCTCGTTTCGAAAAAGCGGGATATACTTTCCCCAAGCCCCTAATTGATGTAAAGGGCAAACCTATGATACAGGTCGTCGCGGAGAGCTTAAGCTTTGAGGCCACGTTCATTTATGTAGTCCTTAAGTCGCATAGAAAAAAATATAACTTAGATACCCTACTAAATATGGTGACCCCCAATTGTAGGATCGTTGAAGTAGAGGGTCTAACGGAGGGAGCAGCGTCTACAACCCTTCTCGCCAAGGAATTTATTAACAATAACGACCCCTTAATAATTAGTAACTCTGATCAAATTGTAGAATGGGATAGCACCGAATTCATGTATAAAATGAATTCGAAAAACTATGACGGATCAATTGTGTGCTTCCCCTCGACTCACCCCAAATGGTCTTTCGCAAGGTCGGATGAAGGGGGGATTATTACGGAGGTCGCGGAGAAAAATCCAATATCCAATCACGCAACAGCTGGAATATATTATTGGGCAAAGGGCTCTGATTACGTCAAATACGCAGAAGAGATGATAGGTGAAAACATTAGAGTCAACGGTGAATTCTATGTGTGTCCCGTCTATAATCAGGCGATAGCGGCGGGAAAACAAATATTCAATTTTCAGATTCCAGCAGAGAATATGTGGGGACTCGGCACCCCAGAAGATTTACAAATTTTTTTGCGAAACAAATCGTGACCGATCAACAAAAGCTAACTTTGGAAAAATATAGAGGCTTGCTTTCTGAAACAAAAAGCTTTTTTTGTGATATTAATGATGAAATGCAAATTGATAACCATAAGCAACATGATATCGAGCCTCATTACAAAGATATTCTATTGAAAGAGATTGTAAATAATCCTGAATTATGGAGAGGAAAAGTAGCTTTAGATTTTGGTTGTGGGTGTGGAAGAAATATAAAAAACTTACTAGAATTTGCGGACTTTAAAAGGGTAGATGGTTGTGATATTTCCAAGCTTAATACTGATTACTCCCTTAAATACATAGAAGGTTTTTTTGGAGAGGGCAAATGCAATACATGGGAAACGGATGGAGCTACCCTATATCCCTGTCGAGATGAGATTTATGATTTTGTCATGAGCCACCAAGTTTTTCAGCATATAGCAAATTACGAGGTGAGATATTCCATATTAACTGATATCCACAGGATTTTAAAACCGAAAGGGAAAATTAGTATTCATTTTTTAAATTTAGACATTAATGTTGGTTATTTCGACAATTACAACCATGGCGGTCCCACTACTATAAAAAATGTAAGAATTGAAAATCCTCAACATGTAGTTGATGATCTTGAAAAGATAGGCTTCAAAGAGGTAAGTTGCGATAAGGTTTATGACTTTTATCAGCAAAGGCCCGAATTTTATTTTAAGGGAATAAAATGATTTTAATTTCCCATAGGGGCAACTTATCTGGTCCTGATCCAGATATAGAAAACCACCCCGCCCAAATCTATAAAGTTCTAAGTCTTGGCTATCACTGCGAGGTAGATGTATGGAGAATAAATGATAGGTTTTGGTTCGGTCATGATGAGCCTAAGTATCTTGCTGATGAGGTTTTGCTGTATAGTAAAAACCTATGGATTCACGCCAAAAATTTAGAAGCTTTACATTCTTTGACGCCTAATTTAAGATATTTCTGGCACGAAAACGACGATTATACCTTGACATCTGATAACTTTATATGGACCTTCCCTGACAAGGAAACTTGTAGAAAATCTGTTATCGTAGACAAAAATAAGAATTGGAGAGAGAAAAACTACAAATGCTTTGGAGTTTGCACTGACTGGATACTATGAAAAAAATAATTATTACTGGAGTCACGGGTCAAGATGGTAGCCATATGGCTGATTACCTTCTCAAGCATACAGAACACACGATTATCGGAGGAGTTAGAAGACTTAGTGTCGAAAATCACAAAAACATCAAACACCTAGAAAACAATCCTCGATTTTATCTAATTGATTTAGATGTCACTGATGCTCACAACACAGACAGTGTAATTTCTCGCGAAAAGCCCGATTACTTTATTAATTTTGCGGCGAACTCCTTTGTCGGGAGCAGTTGGGAGATGCCCGTTAATCACATGCAAACAAACTGCATGGCTATTCTCTACCAATTAGAAGCGATTCGAAAGCATAGTCCCGCCTGTCGATACTACAACGCAGGTAGCTCTGAGGAGTTCGGGGATGTTGTGACTACCCCACAGACCGAAGATCATCCGTTGCGCCCCAGAAGCCCGTATGAAGCCTCTAAATGCGCTGCTAGACACTTGGTCAAGGTTTATAGGGACTCTTACGGTCTCTATGCAGTTCAGGGCTGGCTTTTCAATCATGAGGGGGTGCGGCGTGGAGAAGAATTTGTTACTCGCAAAATCACTAAGAACGTGGCTAGAATTTTAGGGCATTACGAAATTGGTAAACCAATCGTTCCGTTACAGCTGGGTAATCTAGACGCGAAAAGAGACTGGAGCGATGCCGAAGATTTTGTAGTCGGTGTCTGGAGGATGCTTAATCAAGATAGAGAAAATCCAAAAGATTATATTCTTTCTTCTAACGAAACGCACACCATTAGGACGTTTGTCGAGGAGGCTTTTAATTTCGTAGGTTTTCATCGCAACGAGTGCCAATGGAAAGGGGAGGGAAAAGATGAAAAATATTTTCATGGTAGTGACTGCTTTGTGGAAATTAATCCAGATTTTTATAGGCCAGCAGAAGTTAATTTGCTTTGGGGAGATTCAACCAAAGCTCGCGAAGAATTAGGTTGGGAGCCCAAAACAAACTTCTTGCAGCTCGTCAAGAAAATGGTTGACATCGATGTCGCGTCCGTTATTACTTGGTAGTGGCGAAGTCTAAAGGGCCGAATAAACGAGACATTATCTTCCGTCTTATAGAAGTCCCCGACAAAGGGAGGCGACCGTTTTTTGCTAGGGAGATGAAGCTGCTCAACGATCTTTGTGATCGCTATTCCCTAGAGTTTATGGATATCGTAAACTTCGGTAAAAAGTTTGACTCCCTTGCTTATCTTGTCAGTCCGAAACTCAAGGACGCGCTGGACGAAAAGTTCAGAGCCTTCAATTTTAAGGTTGACTTATCCAAGTATAAAAGGTATGATATAGGGGAGAAGACAGGGGAAGATGCAATCATCCCCCCTTCCCAGAAAACAATAAAAGATTTTTTAGATGAGTAACGACATTTCACCACAAGAACTTCTTGAGAATTATTTAAAAGCGAACAAGGAGGACCACTTCAACTATGAAAAAGAGAACGATTATAAAGTTTCTAGCGGGTCGCTTCAATTTGACATGTGTTTGGGGGGAGGCTTCGGACCTGGGCTACACCGTTTCATAGGGGTAAACGAAGGAGGCAAAACATCAGAGTCCCTACAGGTTATGAAGAATTTTTTGGGGACGATCCCAAAATCACAGGGTCTGTATATCAAAGCGGAAGGTCGGTTAGGCCCAGAACTTCAAAAACGCTCTGGCCTCAAGCTTGTGTTCTCTCCCGAAGAGTGGGTGGAAGGCACTTGTTTTGTTTTTGAAACTAACATTTACGAAACAGCGATGACGTTAATCCGTAAGCTCATGGTGGAGAACAAGGAGATTAAATATTGTTTTATCGTGGACTCCATAGATGGTCTGATCCGAAAAGGGGACTCAGATAAGGGTTTCGAAGAAAGCTCCAAGGTGGCGGGGGGCGCGGTTATTGCATCGAACTTTTGCAAACAAACAAGCATCGCCATGTCCAAGCGTGGGCACATGGCTATTTTTATCAGCCAAGTTCGTGCTGACATTAAGCTCGACCCCTATTCCAAGTCTCCTGTTCGTCAAAACACCGCGACAGGAGGAAACGCTCTTCTGCATTACGCGAATACCATTATGGAGTTCGAACCTCGCTTTAAAGGGGATTTGATTTTACAAAACCCCTCCCTTAAAACAATGGATGCGAAGAAGAATCCAATTATTGGGCATAACGCAAAAGTAACTGTTAAAAAATCTCCCAACGAAAACAGTCACACAACACTTACTTACCCTATTCGTTATGGTCGTGTAGATGGTAACTCTATATGGGTGGAGAAAGAAATTGTGGATCTTCTTTATGCGTGGGAATTTGTAGAAAAGAAAGGGGCGTGGATAAAGCCTGTAGATGACTTTAAAGAGCTACTTGATTCCAAAAACCTTGAGTTCCCTGATAAGATTCAGGGCGATAATAATCTCTTTAAAACTATCGAAGGGAACAAGGAATTGTGTCTATTTTTGATAGATTATTTTAAAGAACTGATAAGCGTATGAAGTTTATTGATTCATATGGTAAACAGAGAAACTTAAAGAACGCTAAGAAGTATTTAATAGATTGGGATAAGCCCAGTCGCAGTAAGTTTCAAACCCAAGTCAAAAAATTCCTGAGAAGATATTGGAAGCATGATATTGTGTTTGAAGAGTTTAGGGTTGTAGGTAGTCGCCTTACCCTAGACTTTTATAATGCTAATAAAAAGATAGCGGTTGAGGTCCAAGGGGCGCAACATACTAAGTTTGTTAAATTTTTTCACAAGAGCCGCCTCAAGTATAGGGAGCAACTCAAAAGGGATGAAAAAAAGCTGGACTTCTGCAACGCCAATGATATAAAGCTGGCAGAAGTTTATCCAGAGGATAAGATAGTAGCCTCACTTTTCAAACAACAAGATATTTATTTATGAATTTAGAACAAAACGATGAATTCTCTATTCCCTCAGAGATGGTAGAAAAAATTTATGAATTATCGGGAGGAGTGGACAAATACAAAGGGGTAGTAATGGCGGTTTCATCTGAAAATGGTAAACCTTTAATATATTGTAAATTTGATTGCGGCATGACTGAACTAGCTTTAATTAAAGCTCTCGAAAATCACTTCACAGGGCCTGTGGAAAGAAGGGAAGAAGAAGAATGATCTATAATTTTGAATTAGAAAAGCAGCTTTTAGCGGGTCTGATTAAAGAACCCGACACCTTAGCGGAGATCTCCAATTTTATTGGCACTTCGGATTTTTATTCGAAGCAAAGCTCTCTCCACTCCGCTATCTTTAGGATTGTTAAACAAGCCATAGACGCGGGAGATGAGATCGACGAAGTTATTATAGCCCAAAGGGTCAACGATGTTGGGTTGTCATTTGAAGACAATTTAAATCCTTCCGATTATATTAAGTCTTTAGCTCTGAGAAAAGTCCCCAAAGGTAACACTCTCAAAATAGCCAAAGAGCTGAAGAAATATTCCATCAGGCGTGAAATCTTAGAGTCATCTCAAGATATTGCTAAGAAGATGAAGAACATGCCTCCTGAGGCATCTTATCGATCTATTATTGAGGCGGCTGACAACACCTACAATTCACGGATCAACCTCTACGAGATCGGCAACGATACTCCTGCGAATATCTACGAAGAGATGGAG